CAATAGTATTTCTCGCCATAGTTTGCTAAGAATTCTTCTTCTTGCATTACCTCTGCGTTTTTATCCATTTGTAAAAACCAGTTGCCTCTCTTGCTCATGAATCGAGCCTCGCTGGTTTACCGTGTATATGAGTTATGCCTGTCGCTGTGCGATAGCCTTGCAACTGTCCGTTATCATCTACTTGTTGATAGCAGATAGCGATGTCATCATTCTTAGTTCGCCATGCTCGGCACTTGCTGTCCCAAATACCATACCTTGTGACATCTTTACCTTGTGACTTATGGTAGTAAGTAATCTTAAACCACCGACAGTTTTCTAAATGGTCAGTCATATATTCTAATGTGACTTCGTTTTGTTCGTCATCTGTTATTACTGATGTATACATTTGTTATCCTCTCGTTAATTAATATATAGTTCTAGTATATTCCCATACATATTACAACCCCTAACTATAAGTTATCCACAACTATCTTTGCTACTTAGAACTATTCTAAACTGCTCGCGCCCTAGCGCCATAAAGCGCGCTGCGCGCGCCTCGAGGGGTCCCTATAGATCCTGGAGCTGGAGCCCTTGCGACCCCCCGCACCCCCCAAATTGTATATAAGGGGTCCCAATGTCAGCACTATATGTTTGATCTGCAAATAGATATGTGCTAAATTCATTTTCACTTTAAAAAACAAAGGTGCAAAATTTTTTATAAAATTTTTTCAAATGCTAACTAAAGAACAATTAGACAACCTACCTGAAGATACTAAAAAAGAGTATCTACGCACTATGGTATTGCTTGACGAAAAGAAAAAAGAACAAGCAATCAAAGATGACTTTTTAAGTTTTGTTAAACACATGTGGCCAGAGTTTATTGAGGGCGAACACCATAAGATTATGGCGGAGAAGTTTAACAGAGTTGCGCGAGGCGATCTCAAGCGATTAATTATTAACATGGCACCTAGACATACCAAGTCAGAGTTTGCATCAAACTATTTACCGGCGTGGATGATTGGTAACAAACCTGATCTAAAAATAATTCAAGCAACTAACAATGCAGAGTTAGCCGTGCGGTTTGGTCGTAAAGCCAAGACGCTCATGGAGCAAGATGAATTTAAAAAAATCTTTAACACTAGATTGCGTGAAGATTCTAAAGCTGCAGGTAAATGGGAGACCGACCAAGGTGGAGAATATTATGCAGCGGGTGTTGGTGGTAGTATCACGGGCCGTGGTGCGGATTTACTTATTATTGATGATCCACATTCAGAGCAAGATGCCATGAACATGGCTAGCTATGATCGGGTTTATGAATGGTACACATCAGGACCTCGGCAACGACTGCAGCCTGGGGGCAGGATAATTGTGGTGATGACACGGTGGAACGTTGCTGATCTAACAGGTAAACTCCAACGTGCACAAAAAGAACCAAAAGCAGACCAATGGGAAGTAATTGAATTCCCGGCAATCTTGCCAAGCGGTAATCCGGTGTGGCCGGGTTATTGGAAACTAGAAGAGCTTGAAGCAGTGAAAGCATCTGTAAGTATACTAAAATGGAATGCACAATACCAGCAAAATCCCACAGCTGCAGAAGGTAGTATTATAAAACGCGAGTGGTGGAATGTTTGGGACAAAGATGAACTACCACCACTACAACATGTCATACAAAGTTATGATACGGCGTTTATGAAAAAAGAAACTGCCGATTATAGTGCTATTACCACCTGGGGTGTTTTTACCCCAGACGAGGACAGCGGACCGCAATTAATCTTAATTGATATGATTAAAGATAGATACGAGTTCCCGGAACTACGGCGCGTGGCCAAAGAACAGTATGATTATTGGAAGCCCGAAACGGTGATCGTGGAGGCAAAAGCGTCAGGACTGCCATTAACCTACGAATTACGTAAATTAGGCATACCTGTTATTAACTTTACACCAAGCAAAGGAAATGATAAACATACTAGGATAAACTCTGTTGCACCGTTGTTTGAGTCAGGAATGGTTTGGGCACCGGATACGAAATGGGCAGAGGAAGTGATTGAGGAATGCGCTGCATTCCCACTAGGTGAACATGATGACTTAGTGGACAGCATGACTCAAGCAGTAATGAGATTTAGACAAGGTGGCTTTGTTGACCATCCCGAAGACTATGAGGATGAACCGTTGCCACAACAACAAAGGACGTACTATTAATGTCGAAGGCAAAAATAATAAAAGGACTATTATCCTTATTTCAAAAAAAGGCTGATCCAAAAGCCGTTAAGAAGTTAGACATAGGACCACCACGTGATCCTGGTGTAGATTATGAAACTGCAGCCGCACTTAAAAAGTCACGTAAAATTTTTGATGCCCAACAAAAAAACTTAAACCCACTACAAGATGAGTTGGATAGAATGTTGGCATTAGAAAAAGCCAACTTAGATGAAAGTTTAAACAAATTAAAAATTCAATCAGCAGAAATGGAAGAGATGACTAAAGTGCTAGATGAATTTAATCGTATTGCTGATGAAGACGGCATGGAAGAGGCTTTAAAGGCCATGGAAGGTTTAATGAATCCTAAAAGAACGTTGAACGCGGACGGTGGTAGAGTTGGCATGTTATCCGGTGGCTTAGCCAAAGGTATTATGCAAGCAGTCAAAGCTGCAAAAAAAGGTTATAAACCATTTGGTGAAAAACAAACTTACAAACAAAATGTTAAAAAGGTAGGACTAGCTAATGAAGAGGCTTTAGTTAGAAATTTTGAAAAAGAATCTATTGGTGCTAAAGAAGAAAAACTTTTTGATATATATGAAGATATAGCTACTGGTAAACGGTACGATATGGTTTCTGAGTCAACTAAAAAAGATATGTTAGCAGCACTTGAACAACGTATGCGTGAAGTTAATGTAGACGGCGGTGATTTCCAAAACTTTATGATGTATCTAACACCAAAAATAAAAAGTTTTGATATTATACCTAACAGCACTAAAAGTGGAATTATTAGTGATTCTAAAGCAGGGCTATCTTATCGTGATAATGTAGTACCATTTAAACCTCGAGAAAAAAAGTTTAAAGGTGGTTTAGCAGGTTTATTAAAATTAATAGGACCACAGTTAGAAAAAACTATGACTACGCAAAAAGGTGTGGCTAGAGCACAACGTTCAGATGCTATAGGTGACATGGAGCAAATTAAAAATATTATTAGAGACGAAGGTACCGATTTAACTAGAAGAATAGACACGCCTGCAGGCAGCAAAACTATAGATGAACTAGAACAAATGATACAAGACTCGCCACGTTATAGTGACAAAGAAAAAAATATATTCTATAATCTTATAGACTATGAAAAATTTAGAGCCGATACTATTTATAATAGTTCAAAAATACAAAAAGCACTTGCTGAGGATCCAGAGGGAACAGAACAGTTTTTAAAAGACTTGTATAAACTAAAAGGAAGCGATAGTGGTTTTAATATGGGCGGTCGCGTAGGTTTTAAAGATGGTGATAAAGTAGATACAATGTTTGAGCCTAGGTATGATAGTTCATCAGGAGAATATGATATTAAAGGTGGAGCTAAAGTTGGACCTTTTGATATTAGTGTAGGTAGTAGAGGTAATGAAAACTATAACATGGATCCAATTATGGAGTATGAAGCGGGTTTAGATTTACCTAATGACTTTAGATTAACAGGCGGTTATTATGATGATGCCATAATGGAAGATGGTATGATGTCACCAGAAGATCAAATAAGATTGCAGATAGAAAAAAGATTTAACAAGGGTGGTTTAGTGCCACCACAAAAAGGCCCGGTGTCCAATGGCATGGGAAGTTTATTTAGGAGAAAATAATGGCTATAGATAAAGAAATGATACCAGGCAAAATGCCTACAGATGTTCTACCGGAAGACGTAGAACTAGAGGCACAAGATTTAAACCCATCTAACGAGATGAATATTGAGATGATGGAAGACGGTGGTGCAGAAATAGATTTTGATCCACAAGCAGAAGCGATGCAAGGCGCAGACCAGCATGACGCTAATTTAGTAGACTTTTTAGAAGACGATATAATTGGTGAAATATCTAGTGACATTTTAGCAGAGTTTGACGAATGTGATTCTTCACGTTCAGAATGGGAACAAACGTATAAAGAAGGTTTAGAGCTATTAGGTTTTAAATATGAAAATAGAGCAGAACCGTTTCAAGGCGCATCTGGTGCAACTCACCCAGTATTAGCCGAAGCAGTAACTCAGTTTCAAGCATTAGCTTACAAAGAATTATTGCCTGCAGGCGGACCAGTTAGAACGCAAGTTATGGGTTTAGAGTCTTCAGAAAAAGTTGCGCAAGCAGCTCGAGTTAAAGATTTTATGAACTATCAATTGATGGTTAACATGAAAGAGTACGAACCAGAGTTTGATCAAATGTTATTTAATTTACCGTTGTCAGGTTCTACTTTTAAAAAAGTT